TCTCCGCTTCGTCGTGCTGCGGGGTTGCCAAAGACTCTCAATGAGTAATAGACGATATTCGCACGGAGCCAGGACATTTGATCCTCACGACAACAGCGGTAGAGTTCTTGATCGGCGATGCTACGGTAGATATTCTTATCCAGGTATTCCAAGCGAATCAATTGATACAACGCATCGTGAACCAGACTACCCCGCATGAAATTCTTAGTATCAATGGTGGGACCACTCGGACCATCCCACGCATAGCCCTTCTTCACGATCAGTGTCATCATGCTCGCGCCCCACCCAGGTCCCTCACCCAACCATAGATAATCCGTTTCCACTTCTTTGCACAGTGGGAACGTGGCACCGAATGGGTGTGTGTAAACCTCTGCGAGTTGATACTTGTAACCTGCACGATACTTCACTTTGTTTTGCTCCCCGCAACATCAGCGAGTGTGGTTGCCATTGAGGTGATCGCCCTAAGTTTCAGGTGACAATATGCGGAGTCCGGCGCAGCGAGTTTGAGAGCTTGAATTGACTTATCCATCTCAACCACCCCCTGTGCGACATGTTCATTGTTTGGTAAGTATTCGCTGTAGAACACGATATGAGTGGAGAGTTTGGCAAGCTGTGCATTCTCTTCAGGCTTGCAGCTACTCTCTGAGGCTACCACAGCAATCTCAATCAACTGTGCATACTCACTCTCATGATATGTAGGCAGCGAAATAATGGAGCAGCCATACCAGAAAGGTAGAATGAGAAGCAAGCTCAATATGGGAATGCCAATCCAATGTCTCATTTTCATAGTGTCTTATCCAATTCTACGAGCATCGCTCGCGTTTCTATAATGGCATCTTTCAACTTCCGCGCCACATCATCATACTCAGCCAAGGTGAGACTGCCAATGGCATAGTCATCATTGGCTCTTGCCAGAATCCGATCAAACTCCTTCATATGTTGGAAGTTGCGCCCCACGATTCCATGCACGATTTCATTGTTCATAATTGGCAAACTCCTGAAGGGCACTCCATCACGGCTTCCGCCCCCGTTGAATGTGATTCGCGGAATCGTTTCTTGGCTTCCTTCAATGGGATTGCGCTCAATGGCGGTTCTTGCACGTCCCCAGTCTTGGGGTCCACATAGCCCCGCGTTTTCTCCCGATAGAATGTGGTGCCTTTCAAATGAGGCAGATATTCTAACCAGAGTTTTTCCATATCCTCAATGGGATAGTCATGGGGGAGATTGATGGTCTTGGATACCGCATTGTCCACATGCTTCTGAATAATACGCTGGACCTCAAGGTGATCGCGCACACTCAAGTCATGCGAGCCAATGAAGTGATCGACGTTCTTCTTCTCAATCATGAATCGTTCAAACAATGGATGGAATACCAATTCCACTTTACGTTCATTCTTTTCCCAGTATCGTCGCTCATACGCAGGGGCAAACATCGGCTCAATTCCTGCGGAACAATTGTCACTGAGGATACTCACGGTGCCTGTTGGAGCTTGCGTCAACAGCATGCAATTTCGTATGCCATGTTCAGCAATCAATGAAATGGTTTTGCTTGGCATACGCTTGATGAATCCTGATTCAATATGCTTCAGGGGATTGCAGAGTGGGAATGCGCCCTTCTCAATGGCGAGAAGCACCGAGGCTTCATACGCAGCCTTGGAAATGAATCGGTAGAGTTTGTCAGTAAACTTGTTCCCTTCTTCAGAGCCATAGCGATGCCCTAACAGGGCTAAGGTATCCGCTAAGGCTGTGGTGCCCAATCCAATGCGCCGAAGATTACTCGCTTTGATTTTCATTTCAGGGAGTGGGTATTGATTCACCGATAGCACGTTGTCAAGGAATCGCACACCAAGACGGATGGTGTCGCCTAGCTTGGCGTAGTTGATTTCATCATTCTCCACAAATCGTGAGAGGACGATATGCCCCAAACAACAATTGCCATAGGCTTCCAGGGGAATCTCCCCACATGGATTCGTGGTGACTAACTCTTCAATGTAATAAATGTTTGATTCGTGTGCAACCAGTTCCCAATTCAAGAAACCAGGCTCCGCTGAGTCGTAGGCATTCTTGACGATGGTATCCCACAGCACCCGCGCCTTGATGAATCGCTTATACTTGCCCTTCCAGTGGAGTTCAATCTCAGTGTCATCTTTTATCGCTTTGATAAAGGCTTTCGTGTGTCTGCTGCGGACAGAGATGTTGGCATGGGTGAGTTCGCCTTTGACAAGTTTGGCACTAAGGAATTCTTCAATGTCGGGGTGGGATAGATCAAGTGAGAACATGAGGGCAACTCTCCGTTGTCCACCCGCACGAATAGGACCAGCACAATTATCTAACAACCTCATCAATTCAACTGCTCCAGGGGCGGTGCCGCGTTGCCCCGTTATGGTTGCGCCGCGCGGCCGAACATCTGAAAAATCATCACCACATCCACCCCCAGTCATGCTAGTCACAATGAGGTTGTATGCAGACTCAGCCCATCCCTCTTTTGAATCTTTCAACGGGTCCAATACAAAGCAATTCAAAAGTTGTGGATTGGGTCGCCCTGAATTATACCATATACGTCCACCCGGCACAAAGAGATTGGAGGAAAGCATGTCATAAAATCGCTCACTGTAGTATTGTTTCTTAGCTGGTTCTTCAGCGAGTGCCATTTGATCGGCAACACGAACGCACGCATCTTTCCACTCTTCTCCCTCTGTAAGCGCATAGCGATCATGAAAAATCTTTTCTGAAAATCCTGTTGGTTTGAATGTTGGTTCTTTATAGTCCCGCATGTTTCTCCTTTAGAATTGATGTTTATACCCCATGTTCTTTGAATGCCGCAACAGCATGTGGAACTATAGGTTCAATGAGTTCTAACATTGCTACGGCATAGACCCTGATCTCATACTGGGCATGGGTGTGGGTGCGAAGCGTCAAAAATCTAAACAGATTCAAAAGACTCACCGTTCCAAACATTTTTGAATAAGTGGCTACTGGCAAAACCGAGCGAGCAAGTTCTCTTGGGCATCCCAGTTCAAGCAAGCGGAGGTAGGCTTTGAAGGCACCGTTGTTCTGCGCCCTCATGATATCCTGTATCTCCTGTGCATGGGGATTCTGCACGTCTGTTCGCATTTGCTTGTTGCTGGTAGATTGTTCGGTGATGATATCAATGGCGGGAATGTAATACTCTTCGGGAAGTTCGGTGTACCTGGCGGATACCTCATTGTATGCCCAGGTGCGATGCCGATGCCATTGTCTGAATACAAATATCGGGGCTTTCACTTCAAACGTAAATGATACAGATTCAAAGGGAGTCGTGTGGCGATTCTTCACCAAGTAGTTTATCAACTTGGCATCTTTCCCCTCATCTTCTCCTGTGCGCCACTCGGCATTGTAACTGACACGCGCCGAGCGCACAATAGACAAGTCAGACCCCATATGGTCTACCAAGCGCACATACCCATGATCTAAAATCTTGATCGCCTCACTCATAACGAACTCCCTTTTGTTCAATCTTCTTCCAATGCGATAACATCGTCAACGCAGTCAACCCTTTGTATGTATGCTCCCGAATCACTTGCTGTGGCGTTCGGTTCGCTAGGTGCATGGCATTGATATCCTTCTCACAAATCCAGTCCGGCCAGATCACCACGGAATATCCCAACTTGATTGCACGCGCCATTTGCTTGATGATTTCGGGTGATCTCGGTTCGTTGTCATACACCAGCACGATCTGTGCGGTGGTCAACCTGGCAGCAGTCAACACAAGATTGGAGTCTCCAGAGGCTACCGCGTTGTCAAGGAATAAACTGTCGATTGGACCTTCTGTTATATAGACAAGTTGTGTCTGGTCAACCCGTTCCAATCCATAGATGAGCTTATTATCATCCTCCACGGTTCTTAGGGTGATATAGCGCAACTCAGAGTCTCCTAATGCCCTTCCAGAAACGGCGCAAATGCCCCCAAAACGATCATAGAAGGGTATGACGAGTCTAGGCTCATCTTTGAGCGTTTTTCCATGATTGGGTGCGATTTCGTCTAGGAAGAGATTGTAGTGTTCGGCATAGTATAACTTGTCCCAATACTTTTGAGGTATCTGCCTACCTCTGACGTATTGCCGACAGTAGTGAGCATCAGGTAGGTCGGAAATTTTCTCTGCCTGCTGGTAGATCACAGGCTCAATCATGCCAAATCGCATAGATTCGGTAACAGTGGTCACGGGCCCATTAAAAAATCCAGGTTCGTTAATCAGCCGGTTTGCCCTCGGTGCATGCGAATCTTTGAAGGTTTCAAGCAGATATTCTTTGTAGAGGGTGGGGTTCAATCGTTCAATCAACCCACCAAGCCACAAAGAAGTCTGACAATTCCAGCACTTATAGAACATACGTTGCTTATCCCTGTAGATATAGCCTCGCATTTTTGTTTTCTTAGTCTGAGAATCCCCACAGATCGGGCATCGCATGTTGAAAAGATAGGGTCCTTTACGGACGAACTTCGCAAAATGCTGTGAAATCAAATGGGTATATTTTAGGTCCACATGTAGCATACTGTATTATACACGAATGGAGGTAGGAAAGCAAGTCTTTTTATTGCCCGTGGAATGATATGAGGTTCAACAGGAATGACCAATTGAACTGTGCATGGGCAAGTAGATAGCCAATCACCACGGCGGCACCGGTGATGATATACTTCCACTTTTTGAATTCATCCAGGGCTGCGTTCACTTCCTCTTGCTTGAATCCTTTTATATTCTGTGATTCAATGGCACGTTTTGAGGTAAGGAGTTTATCAATTCTCACATTGAGGATTTTCAGTTCATCTTCAATATCATCATGGGCTTTCTCAGCACTATCATGCTTCAATTCATGTAGTGAGATCATTCGGCACAAGTTCGCGTTCATCTCCTGAATTTTCTGAACCGCTTCAGCGAGTTTATCCGCAACCTTGGCGTGTTGTATAATATCTTTTTCAATGGAGGCAACCGCAATACGCACGTCCGTAAACCCCGCAGTGCATTCAGGCAAAACTTCCAAAGGTGGCATGTGACATCCTACTTCTTACCATTGATAACGGTGGATAATTGTTCTGTCTTTGCAGCGGAGCCTGTTGAGGAACCAAAGTAATACCCCAACACCAATCCCAATGCCGCATCTAAGGTTCCCATTGAACGCATGACGAAATCGCGCATGGAGGGATCAATCACCACATTGAATACGGCAATCTGTACCCCTATGTATAATCCAACCACTAATCCCGCGAGAATACGAGGAGTCCAATCCCGCGTCGCAATCTCTCTGCCGCGAGCATTTGCCGTATCATCATAACGCATCTTCGTTACATCAACGTCCAACTTTCTGAGGTCAAGGACTAACTGGGCGTCAATTTGTTTGATCTTGAGTAGTTGTTCAGGTGTCGCGCCCGCGATGGCTTGCATGACTTGTTCATGGCTCGCATCAGGGGCAAGTCCTAGTCCATTGATAAGGGCTGTCGTTGCCATCCCGGCTAACGGACCACCCATTGCGGTTGCCACGGTTGGGGCAATGGTTGCAAGGATTCCACCGGCAGATTTCATAAAATCAGATACACTCATGGTAAGTTCCCTTTCTTTTTCGCGTCAATCTGGGCGACCAATTTTCTGCGTGCCAGTAAAGTTTTTGCGTCCACAGGAATCTTTTGTGTAGCCAATTTCTTTCGCGCCTCTATTGCGGGGTCTTTGAATTCTTCTCGCAGGGTTGCAAAGGTCTTGCGTCGAGTCATCGGTTGTAAGATTGGAAATTTCTTTTTCTTCGGATGCACCCCAGGTTCTCCCTGTGGTCCGACACCAAGACCTGCAATCGCACCGGAACCTGCGGAGTTGACGATTCCATCTTCTTTGAGATTCTTTTTCGTATACTGTGCAACAAACTGGTTCCAATCTAACCCCAACGGGTTATCATGCGTCCAAGCATGACGAACAACAGGATCATCTCTGCGAATTTTAGGAGCGGGATTGAGCATGGTGTGATATTCAGGAGTTCCTTGCCCTTTCATTTTTTTACGCAGCATCTCAATCTGCTTCTGAATTTCTTGCTGCCTTGGTGAGGAAGGAAATGCTCGCAATGCCATGTTCTGCAACTTGAGTAATTTCAAGGCATCAGAATCGGACTCTTTTATCGCTGCCTCGCCCATGTTGATTGGACCGGAAGGACGTGTAGGGTCTGCGAATACGGCACCTTGCGATTCACCTTCACTGGCATGATCGGCAACTTCAGCCTCAACGCCATACAGTTCTGGATGCAGTTTATTCCAATCGCGCATCAGCATTCCTGCCATTGCGTTCGCCTCATATTCCAATTCGTCCAACGGGAGGTCAGGTTCACCATTGAGATGTTGCACGTCATGGACAATCTCATGCGCCAGCGTGCGGAGAATGTCAGCGACATGCCGACCCCCAGTAGCCACGATAATGCTGCCATCAGCAGGACGATAGGAGCCAAATGATGTGTTGTTTGTTTTATCTACAAATGACATGTCAGGATGATTAGGCAGTCCTAACTCTGTGCAGACATGGGTGCAGAAATCTGTGAGGTATTCGCTTAGTTCTGGTGTGGCATCCTCAATGAGAAGTTCCATGTTACTTTCGTTTTCCTTTGCTGCCCATTGCCGCATCTTCTAGACGATTGATCCGGTCTTGTAGCGAACGAGACTCTTGTTCAATAAATGATTTCTCTTGGGTGTTGAGTCGTTCGGTCATTGATTTGTTCCAGCCGCTCAAGCGGGTGATATCTTCTTTCAGCCCTTCCACTTCGGAATGGAGCACCCCGATCTGAACGGCATACCCCTTCATCTGCTCATCCCGCGCAGCCTTGGCACTATTCAAGTTGTTGGAAAGGGAGATGTAGGTGCCGATGATGGAGGCAATAATGGCGACGATAGTGGCAATCGTGGCAAGAAACCCTTTCTTCTCCACGGCACTTTGGAAGGCTCGCTGTGCAAATGTTTGTCGGGGTGTGGTAGTGTCATTCATGAACGAATCCCTCTAAGCGCGTCTGCCACGATCTGGTCTATTTGTAAAGACGTTGACCGAATATCTTTTCCCCGAATGCCCGTTACCACATCAGGCATATAACTCAGAAATACCAAAAACGTCTTGAGTGCGGAGTGATCTTCTATCCGCACATGATAGAATAGCAATCGTGTGGCTGCCGGGTTACCAAAGATGTTATACAGAATCATGATATGATTCAGTAACAAGCGTTCTCTGAGTTCCCCATACTGATGATAGCGACGAAACAACCGTCTGACATAACTCAAATGTTTCAAATCTTCTTTGAG